GTGGACGGAGATGAGGGCAAGCTGACGAGGGCAGCCTATGCCCGCTACCAGACCTTCCTCCGGGCCTTCGGGTACACCGGGAAGATCGATGGCATCTGGGGCACGGGCACCCAGGCAGCGCACGGAGCGTACTACGCGACCATCGTGCCGACCTCGGCACCGGCCCCCGAGCTGGGGGGTCAGAACCCCTTCGGACTGGCTGATGTCACCGGTCTCCAGAAGGTGGCCAAGAAGTACGGCTACACCGGCCCGATCGACAACATCTGGGGATCGGGATCTGCGGGGGGCTTCTCCAAGTTCCTCCAGCAGAACTGGAAGGGATCGATGGCGTCTTGGCTGCGTGCCAAGTACCAGTACGTCGGGAACGATGTCTACGGTCCCAACATGCGTGCGGCCCTCGCACGTGCCAACGCGGCGAACAAGGCCGCGCTCTAACTCCCCTGAAAGGAGAGCACCATATGAACATCGTGTTCAACCTGCCACCGGCCCTCATCATCGGGCTGCTGGTGTCCACCATCCTGCCGATCCTGGTGGGCCTGGTCACGACCAGGGTCACCAGCGGTGGGATCAAGGCCGTCATCCTGGCTGCGCTTGCAGCTGCGACCGGCCTGCTCACCGAACTCGGCAACTCCATCGCGGCAGGTGTAGCGTACGACCTGGGGCAGGGACTCATCCTGGCCTTCGGCGCGTTCCTCATCGCGGTCGGGTTGCACTTCGGACTCTGGAAGCCGACGACCGTGTCGGCGAAGGCACAGGCCGTCCTAGTCAAACCGAAGGAAGACGGCTCGTACGACATCAGTTCCCTTCCTCCTCACGTCGACTGATGGACGAGGAGGTCGGTGGCTACGCTGTCCCGGTTGATCCCATGGACGACCTGATGTGCGACAGCTGCCAGTAATCAAGCATCACCCTGGGTCCCCCTGGCTATAGCTGGGGGGACCCCCTTGCTTATCTCGGTCTCACGCTGGCCAGGCTGTCTCGAGAATCGCCAGCAGGTTGCCCCCGTGGGGTAGGGCCGGGTGGCCCCCAGCGACCCACACAGAGACGCGGGCTAGGCCAGCTCCCACCGATACTCCACGAAGACCCCGTTCTCACGGTAGGCCCACATCCGCAGGTGACCCATCGAGCTAGCTCGACGCAGGCGCTGCTCCCGCTCATACGGGTCTGGCCCCAGCTGGAGACAGATCATGCTGTTGACGTTGAAGGTGCCGATGCCCTCGCAGCTGGAGAGGAACTCGCTGAGCCAGAGGATGTCACTGCCTACCGGCTGAAGCTCGGGCTTGGCCACACCGAAGTCGCGCTGCGCATGCTGGGCCTTGGCCCGCTCGTGGCTGGCACGGCTGGCCATCAGAGCACCACGCCCTTCGTCGGACGGGAAAAGAAGCCGAAGCTCTTGTCGTCGCGGCTCTGCTCGAGTGTGGCCGAGAACTGGATGCGCTGGCCCTTGATGCTGTCCCAGAAGGAGGCGTCCTCCTGATTGTGCTGGATGAGGGACCAGGCTCCGAAGAACTCGTCGTTGATGGACTTGGGGAGGGTGCCATACACCTTGAAGCCCCGGTCGTCCTTGACGAGGATCTTGGTGGTGGTGCCGTACTGGGTATCAACCTGCTTGACCGAGAGGATCTCGCCGGTAACCAGCTGCTTGCCAGCCTCAACCGGGGGAGCGGCCTGGGCCTCAGCCTCACGAGAGGCCTTGGCTGCCATCATCTTGCGGACAGCTGCAACCATGTTCTCGGTGAACGGCTTCTTGGCCTCTACGACCATGCGGATGGACTCGGCCATCGCCCGGAGGAAGCTGTTCTTCTCGGTGGTGGTCCAGCTGTAGGTGGCTGCCTCGTACTCCTCGTAGGAAGCGAAGTCGGTGTAGACGGGACCAAGGTCGATGGCCATGAGGAACTCGAAGACGTCGGGGGAGGAAGCCTTGAGCGCCTGCTGCTTGGCCTCCATGCGACGGACCTCGACCATGCGAGCGGCCTCAGCCTTGGCTTCTCGACGGGCCTTGGCAACGGCCCGACCGTGAGCGTGCTTGGCAGCTGCGGCTTCGTCGCCGATGAAGGCCCCCAGCTTGGCCGATGCGTTGTTGTCGCACAGGTAGCAGCGGGAGTGGTCACCGTTGTGCGAGTAGTGGCCGGTGCCACCGCAGCGACGGCAGCCCGCGAAGAACGCGTCGCCGACCTGGAGGTAGTGGTACTCCTCGAAGAAGACGCTGACTGCCTGCTCTGCACGCTCAGCGTTGAGGTTCTGGATCTTGGCTGCGACGAGCAGCGGGTGAGCGTCAGCGTTGGCGACGCGGAGGGCTTCGACCTGGGGGTCAGTGGGGCTGTTGATGTCCATGAGAAGAGCTTACCTGATGCTCCAGGTTTGCGCAAGCACCCTACTCCGGAAGTTCTGGAGGCGGTGTCTTGACGATCTTGAGCTGGGTGTTGATGTAGTGCAGGTGGTTACCCATCTTGGTCTGGACACCCATTCGGAGCAGCTCGCTGTCTTCGCTCGGGGCCACCAGGTTCATGATGAAGTCAGACCAGGCGTGGAGAGCGGTGCTGCCCAGGACCATCTCCTGGATGGACTCTCCCTTCTCGAAGACACGCTTGCGGGTATGGTGGATGAACATGATGGCACACCCTGTCGCCTTAGCGATGGTCTTGATGTCTTTGAGGATGGCGTACATGTCCTTGGAGTTGGACACGTCGCTCTTGCCGATGGCCATGCTGAGAGTGTCGATGATCACCAGCTTCAGCTCGTACTTCTCGATCGTCTCGTAGAGCCGCTGCTTGTCGTCGTTGTCGCTGAGGTCAATCTGGGCGAAGTTCGTGAAGAGGCTCATGGGCTGCGCTGGTTCCCAGGTCAGGTCCGGCTTGATGTGACCGTCCCAGTGGTACTGCTCTCGGCCTCGTGAGCCGTTGATGCCGGAGTTGAGCCTGCTGCTGAACAGGTACTCGCCGTCCTCCAGTGAGAAGAAGCCCACGGCCAGCGGTCTCCGGAGAGGGATGCCCAGGGGCTTCCGTCCGGTAGCAAGGCCCAGCGCCATCTCTATCGCGATGCGGGTCTTGCCCACCTTGGGCGCTGACACCAGCAGCCCGCACCCGGCCTCGGGGATGATGCCAGGCAGAACCCAGCTGACAGGCTTGCGGATGACGGGGCCGAAGCTGTCGACCGTCGCCATGCTCCAGGCTTCAACGTCCTCGGCATCATCGTCATGGGCGTCGTGCTGCTGCCTGGCCTGCGTCCTCTCAGGGTCAGGGCTGGGTGGTGCAGGCTGCTGGTCGTACGCTCGAGCGATGTCCTCCTTGAGACGGTCCGGCTCATCCTGCCACTTGTTCCACTTGGCTGCCCTGATCAGCTTGAACGTGAGCTCCTGCGCCAGGCCCAGCTCAGCTGCGTTCCGGGCGAACTTCCAGAGGAGCTTGCTGCGGTCTCCATAGGGGTCGTCTGCGCCCAGCTCAGAGGCCAGCCCAGGAGCGAACCCGAGACCCCTGGCCACACGGGTTAGCACCTGCCCCCGAGACCACACCTGGCCTGTGCTGCGTAGGATGCGCCCCTGGTGTGGCTTCCGTTTGTGATGCCAGGTGCCAGGCACCCGCAGCAGCTGACCGACATCCACGCCGGACTTGTCGCCTCCGAGCGCGTGGGTCAGCATCCCGATGAACCCGTCACGGTGGAACTCCGCCTGGCTAACGGCTTCGTTCAGCAACCAGATGGCCTGCTTGTGCCCTGGGCTGGTCTCCCACATGTAGCTGGGCTTCAGGCTCTCTAGCAGCTTGTCGTCGTACGACTCGTCGCAGTCTACCCAGATGACCTTCTGGGCTGGGTACTGCTTGGCCAGCCGGGTCGCGCTGCTGCTGACAGCCGGTGTCCAGTACCAGTCCACTGAGTCACGGAGTTCGGGGAACTCTGGGCTGCGTGCGTTGAGCATCGCCCCTTCGCGGAACTTCTCCTTGCCCTTCACGCCGATGGCGTAGATGTGCGGAACCCACACGTTGCCCGTCACTCCTGCGTGACGCCACACCTTGCGGATTAGGTCGAGAGGGTCGATATCCACTCTGTTACTTCCTGAGCCTTGGGATCGTGGCTGACGAAGGTTACTCCGCCAGCTTGCGCGAACTTCTTGAGGTTGTATCGCTGTGCTGCTGAAGGCTTTTCGCTGGCCGTTCTCTTGGCCTCGATCGCGAAGAACCTGCCGTGCGCACACCCCAGAACGTCGGGGGTCCCCTTCTGCTGAAAGGAACCCCCGTGCGTCCTGATGGCGTACACACCCGGGATGGCATTGAGGACAGCCAGCATGCGCCGGACTACCTCTGCCTCCTGCATGGCTCTAGCGGCGACGAACGACGCGCTTGGCCGGTGCTGCCTTGGCAGCCGGTGCACGACGAGCCGGGGCAGCAGCTGCGCGACGGCGCGGTGCAGGTGCTTCCTCCTCTTCCTCGTCGTCCTCGAACTCCTCCTCGTCGAGTTCCTCGTCCTCCAGGTCCTCGTCATCGAGGTCGTCGTCGGACTCGTCCTCTTCCTCGTCCTCCGCCTCCTCGATCGCCTCGATCAGCTCGGCCTTCTTCAGGCCGGTGTGGTCGATGCCGAGACCCTTGGCCATCTTGCGAAGCTCGGGAAGGCTGAGGGCGTTCAGGTCCTCCGCCTCGTCCTCGTCTTCCTCTTCGGCCTCCTCCTCGTCCGACTCGTAGTCCTCCTCGTCGTCCTCGTCGCCGGGCTGGTTGTCCTCGTCGAGGATGTCCAGGCCGTAGGTGCCGTTGACGGTGCTGCGTCCGGCGTACTGCCCGGTCTCGTCCTCGACCTCAGCGGCGATGAACTTGCCGACGGGGGCATTCGGGTCGATGAGCGTGGCCTTCTTGGGCACCGAGACACCAGCTGCCACCAGCAGGTCGCGCAGCTTCCAGAGCTGGTTCTGCTGGAGCTTGCAGTAGTACGGGAACCGACGCGACTTGTAGCGGGAGTCGGTGGGCACCATGGAGAACACGAGCATCGCCGTGCCGTCCTGGGCCTCCGTCTCCTCGACGCCGTCGACCTTCATCTTGTGCAACCCCTCGGGGATGCCACGAGTGTTCCAGCCGGAGCGCTCCTCGACCTTGCTGAAGTCGAGGCGGATCTTCTTGACTGCCATGATGGTTCTTCCTTCTTGTTTGATGGTGGGTGTTACTTGCCTGCTCGGTTAGCGGGTCCAACCGAGAAGTGTGTTGAGCCGTTCAATGCTCGGCTGCTTGAGGTACGGGGGAGTCCCGTGGTACACCTTGCTCCGAGCGCCTGCTACGATGCTGCTGCTGGGGCCAAGCCAGAGACGGCGCACCGGCTTCCCGTCGACGTGTGCGATGTACAGACGGGCGATCACATCGGACATCTGCATCAATGCGCTAGTGGCACCAGGCGACAGGTCCACCGTTGTCATGACAGCTGCATCCTCGTCCTCGTCTTCGGGCATCCAGTCCTCGTTCGGAAGCACCAGCTTCTCCTGACACGTGACGATGATCTCGCGCTTGCTGTCACGCAGCGTGCGGAGGAGTGTGGCTAGCCCGTTGTTCGCGACCCCGTAGTCCTGCTTCCGGGGGGTCGCCAGGCCACCGCTCGCCTCCTGAAGGAACGCGCCGTGCACGCTGGTAGCGGTGTCCACGACGATGCGGGTGTGCTTGGCAAGGAAGGCACTGGTGATGGTCTTGTTGATGTTGCGGGTGCTCAGGTCGTCGATCACAGTGAAGCCCGTGACGTCGATACCGATGAGACCCTGATCTCCGCTGAAGACGGCCGTCTTGCCCTTGGGTGCGTTCTTGAGAGCGAGCGTGGTCTTGCCCACCTTCGGGCGTCCGTAGATCGTGTAGATGCTCATGCTTCTTCCTTCTTCTGGTTGGGGTAGTAGTCAAGCGGGTCACGGGTCGTGACGTAGCGGGTGCGCTGCTCAATGGTGCTGTCACCGTGCATGAGATCGGCCACGGTCAGGTCCTTGTAGTTGCACATGTAGCTGGAGCAGGCGTTCAGGTTCCGCTCCACACAGTCGGGGTCGTCCCAGCTGTAGGTGAGCAGGCGTCGGGCGCTCTTGATGAACGCCTTGTGCTGCCGTGCCGACTGCTCCGGGCTGAAGGTCATCTTGTCGCGGCGGAAGAGATCGCTGTAGTCGCGCTGCTGCAAGGCCACAATGAACTCTTCCACGTAGGCCCGCTCGGTCGGGTCCTCAATGGCGATCAGGTCCTTGCCTCGAATGGTGGTCATCTTGCCTACGCTCTTCAGCCATTCCAGGTAGACGGGGAGGGTGGTGCCCGTGGGCTTCACGACGCGGCTCTGGAGGCCCTTCTGGGTGAGCGTGGGGGCGCTGATGCTGCCCGTCTTGCAGTAGTCGTAGATGAAGCCCTTGGGCTGGGGCAGGGGCTTTCCCTTGTAGCGGAGGGCTGCGTACTCAGGTGACTCCTTGACGGCCCAGAGGTAAGAGTGGTTCTGGAAGGACAGCTCACGATAGCGCCACTCGGGAAGCTGCGCGTGAGTCTTGTGATCGCCCAGCCACACGTCCCCGTTCTCATCCATCCAGATGATGTCGATGCGGCCTCGGTACAGCACCTTGTTCCGGAACATCGGGCGCTCCACCGTTAGCTCGGTGAAGAGGGGGATGAGGATCTCGTTCCGGTGCGCGTACTCGTAGCTGAGGAGGATCCGGTAGCACTCGTCGGCCAGCCCCGCAGTCTCCTCCTCGAAGGTGGTCTCTTCGGCCTTGAGCGTCAGCTCCTTGTGCAGCTCACGCCAGTCGCCCCCGTTGCCACGCTCCTCGAGCAGGGCGTGGACCCAGGTGCCGCGAGTTAGGGGCTTCTTCTCGATGCGGGGGCGGAGGCCCAGGATGATGCCGTAGTACGTCTCGCGAGGGCACTCCACGAAGCTGCTGACCATGCTCTGGGTGATGATCAGGCGACCGTCAGCTGTCTTGGGCCAGGTGCCTCGCGGCCCGTGCCACGCCTTGCTCCCGGGCTTCTTCCCGGTGGAAGGCAGCTGCGCCACTCTAGAACTCCGCAAGGGGTTCGCCTCCCCAGCAGCGCGAGATCGTGACGTTGGCCTTGAGGAAGAACTTGCGCGAGAGGGTGTCATCAGCCTTTTCCATTGTGTCCTTGACGATCCGTCCGACTCTACGTGCGGTGCTGTATGGGGCAGTCAGGCACACGGAGTCGTGAACGGTGGTGACCAGCTTAGCCCCCAGCTGGGGCAGCCGCAAGTCTCGGGAAAGCCTGGCCAAGCTGACCAACATGAAGTCACTTCCTGTGGACTGCACAGGGCTGTTGATGGCCTGACGGAAGGCGTTCTCCTGCACCCAGAAGTCGGCGTGGTACACGCGGGGCAGGTGCCGGAACCGGCCGAACTCATTGTGCACACCACCGAACTCGAGCGCCTCGCGACGCTGCTTGCGATACCAGTCAGGCAGGGCGCTGAAGTTGTTGAAGTACTCTTCGCGGAAGGCCTCGGATTCCTTAGGGGTGGTGATGACGCCATACTCGGTGCGCACGTAGTCCGCGAAGTGCTTGGCCCGCATGCCGTAGAGGAACCCGAAGTTGACACCCTTGGCGAGCGTACGGTGCTGCTTGGTAACCTCGCCTCCTCGGACCAGCCGGTTGGCGATGTACATGTGGATGTCTTCGTTGGCCTCGAACAGACCGAGCATGGTAGGCTCGTTAGCCATCACCGCTGCCACTCGGAGTTCCAGCTGGCTGAAGTCCACCTCGATCCACGCTTGCCCGCGTTCCCCGAAGAGGTTACGTGTGGCCTTGTCACGCGGAATCTGCTGCGAGTTGAGGCCAGGGGTCTCGTCGTTGGGGCTACGGCTGCTCAGTCTGCCCGTCACCGTACCGATGAGACTGAAGCTGGTGGAGATGCGCCCGTCCACAGTGCGCGTCATGATCGGGTTTAGAAATCCCGTCAGCTGCTTGTAGAGCGTGGACCGTGCACTGAGCAGGCGTGCTGCTGGGTGGTCAATCTTGGCGAGGTCCTCCTGAGCGAGGCCTGGGTTGCCCTGGGGCCAGGTCTTGGTCGGCTTGCCACGACGCGGGCAGAGAGCGCCTTGGTACTCATACAACCACCACTTCGTCCAGTTCGTCGCACCCCAATTGACCTTCTGCTTCTTCAGCCAGTCGGGGCGCTCTTCCACTGGGGGGATGCTGGCATCAAGCTTGCGCTCAATGGCTGCGATCTCCTCTGTGACCCGCTCCTGCGTCTTGGCCACCAGGCCTAGGCGCACAGGCAGCCTGTTGTCCTCCATCTGTGTGAGAGGCTTGATGGCTGGGATCATCACGTCGCGCATCACGCGCACAGGATCTTCGTGGGGCTTGAGCTTGGTGCGGATGTGCTTGCGCTGCCAGCGCAGCAGATCACGCGTGACATGGAGGTCCATGCCGTTGTACTTGCTGATGCGCATCTTAGCCTTGGCTGGCAGGTGCCTGTCCTCCCACAGCTGGCCGAACTCAGCACCCAGCCCGCCGATGTTCTCGTCAGACCAGTCCTCGTATCCGAGCAGGCGCTGCCCCAGGTCCTTGAGCTTGAAGCTGGTCAGGTTCTCGTTGATCAGGTACGCCATGAACATCGTGTCCCAGACGGCGCGCACCTTGCAGCCATACGACTGAAGCCAGCGCAGCTCGAACGGCGCGTTGTGCGCGACCATCCTGCGGACGACCAGCTGCGCTAGGTCCTCCCGGGTTTTGGGCCACCAGACCAGCACGTCGTCGCGATCGTACGGGGCGAAGCCCACGCACAGCAGCTGGCCCAGCCCGACCGTCAGAGACGTTGTCTCGATGTCGGTGATGATGGGGGCAGACGACTGGGCCAGGTATTCTTGAACCTCAGCTAGATCGTCGGTGATGAGAAGCTGCATGGGTGGACTCCTGCCAGGCCGGATGAGTTGACGCTAGAGATGGCTGTAGCCCCCAGCCTAGTGACTGGGGGCTACAGAGCCGCTGAATTAGCGGGTGGGGCGACGACGCGGGGTCGCGCTCTTGGCAGCGGCCTTGACCGGAGCCTTGGTCGGCGCGGCCTTGGTCGCGGCCTTCGCCGGAGCGGCCTTGGCCTTGACGGGGGCCGGTGCCTTCTCGACTCGCTCGATCTCCCATCCGGCGGGCAGCTGGTCGATGTTGGCGATGGCCTCGTCGACGAGGGCGTCGAAGGAACCGTTCTCGATCGCCTGAGCGAACGCCTCGAACGCGATGGCACGCATCGCCTTGTAGCGGTTCTTCTGGACGTCGATGCCGGTGGCCGCGATGACGCGCTCGATGCCCTCGTTGATGACCTGCTTGGTGGTCAGGTCGGCCTCGGTCTCCTCGACCTCGGTGGTGTTCTTCGGTGCCATGATGTCCTCCTTGGACGGTGTTGGTTGGTGGCTCAGAAAGCCGTGATGGTGTAGCTGGAGCCATCGAGACGACGGTAGGTGACTACACAGTGGCGGACGCCCTGGGTGTCGGTGGTGTAACGTCGCTTGGTGATGATGTCCATGAGTAGAGCTTACCTGACCCTCCGCGCTAATGCAAGTCCGTGGCCAACATTCTTCGACCTGATCCTGCGGATGACCTTGGTCAGGTGGGCATGGTCCTCCTGCAAGGTCAGCCAGACATCCTCATCCACGGTGCCCCGGCCACACAAGAACCAGACCCGTGGGTTGGCCGGGGACAGCTTGATGCGGTCGCTGGCCTGCTTGAACGTCACGTAGTTGAAGTCGCTGGTGTACCAGATGAGGTCCTGGGCCACGGAGATGTCTACGGCCATCGCCACGGTCCGGGGCTGCACCAGCAGCACCCTTGCCCCAGGGTCGCGCTGGAACGCTTCGATGACGTGGTTCTTGTTCGGTGTGGCCCCGGTGATAACCAGGTGCCCCACGCCTTTCATCCGGAGGTACCGACGCACTAGCTTGATCTCCCAGAGGTGGGTGCACGCAATGATGGTCTTGCCCTTGCAGCGGCGGAGGACAGCGCCCAAGGCACCGAGTCTGGCTCGAGCGGCCTCCGGGACAGTGTGACTGTTACCCTCGTCGTCCTTCACCCAGCCTGCCACCAGCGTCCGCATCCGCAGTAGGCGGACCAGGGGGTTCAGGCCCACCACGTCTCGGCCGTCGATCTCTATGACGCCCTTCTTGAGCATGGCCTTGTGCAGCTCAAGCACCGTAGCTGGCACGGGGTAGCGCACCCGATGGATCGGGACAGGGTTGCCAGGTCCGACCATCGTGATGACGTTCGGCTGAAGGTAGGCGTTCAACTCGTACTGGTTACGGGGGCGCACCAGCTCAGGGAAGCCCTTGACGGTGGTCCACTCGCCGAAGTGCCCACGGAAGTCCCGGGCAGTCTCCCACTCGTTCCGGATGCTGGGGTCTAGGAAGGTCCACTGGCCGTAGACGGCATCCACCTGATCAGGGTTTGTGACAGGGGTGCCAGTCATGAGAAGACGGAAGTGCCAGCTGTGTGCTAGCGGGCGGATGGTCCTGCCGAACTGAGAGTTCGGGGTCTTGATGATGTGCGACTCGTCCAGCAGCATGGCACCCAGGCCATCGTACTGCTTGGCTAGCTTGCGGAGGAACGGACCCAGGCGCTTCCAGGGTGCCTTGCCGAACTGATCGTAGTTGACGAACAGTAGCGTGATGCCCTTGGAGAACATGACCGTGTCGGGGTAGGAGTTGCCAGCTGTCAGTGAGAAGAACCTGTAGGTGGTCGTGAGCCACTTGGCAGCCTCGGTGCGCCAGACAGTCTCAGCCACCTTGGGGCCGACGATGACAGCGACGTAAGGGTTGATGTGCTCGATCCACTTCAGGGCGACTGCTGTCTTGCCTGAGCGGGGTTCGGCCCAGAGAGCCGCGAAGGTCCGGCCGGGTTCAACCAGCCGTTCCAACGCGACTCTCTGGGAGTCCCTGAGCTGAAGGGACACTAGACCTGGTTACGGCGACGCGTCGCCCAGGTAGCGACCCAGACCAGCAGGCCGATCATGATGAGACCGAGGCCCCCTGCAACATACGGCAGCGGGTTGTCGGCTCCGGTGAAGGCAAGGCCGGGGCACTCAGTCGGCGTGACCGCCTTCTTCGTGACGACCGGGTCGCCTACCGTCTTGACCAGCTCACCGGTCACCGGGTTCAGGACCCAGCTGGTGTGGATGGTCGTGACGTCGACGTCGGTGACACCGCATGCCTGCTCTTCGGTGGTCACGTCGTCGCTGCCCTCACGCAGCTCCACGAAGCAGGGTGCCTCGTTGGTATCCGACTGGAACAGCAGCGCCTCCGGAACGACGATCTCGAAGACTGCCTGCCCGGTGATGATGTAACCGGAGTGCGCCGTAGCGGTCACCGTGTAGGTGCCCGGTCCGGTGCCAGCGGGGGACACCGACAGGTCGATGTTCTCCAGCTGGGGCAGGGTGGGCAGCTGCCCGTCCACGCCACACTGGGCCGAAGGTCCGCTGACCCCCAGCTCGACGACGACCGGGATGTCCTGGTAGTCGAACGAGTAGGTGGTGCAGCCAGCAGTGACCGTGTGCAGCACACCGTCAGCGAAGACGCCGGAGCCGATGCCGAACTGGATGCCCAGCACGGTCGCGTCCGGGTAGTTGACCAGCCACTCGTTCACCGTGCCGTGACGGGTGGAGCCGTAGCCACCACCGTTATCCGGCGCGATGATGCCAGCGTTGGACGACTCCGGGAGCCAGAGGTCCTGCTCGCCAGCCACGTCGTAGACCGACTCCCAGATGAGCGTGCCGACGATACCGTCGAAGTCAACGACCACCTTCACGCCCGGTCCGGGGCCGAAGCCCGTGTCGTAGTTGGCAGCGAACTGACCGACCTGGCTGAGCGGGAAGTCAGCGACGTCCTTGGCCCGCTGGAGCTTCGCGTTGGAGGAAGCGTCATCCGTGTAGATGTGCAAGCCCCCCTCCACGTACTCAGCGTGTCCGGCGCTGCGGGTGTCGAAGGGCACCCAGCCGTTCGCGTCCAGGTTGGTGGCCGTGCCCCCGTCGGTGTACGTCTCGCAGATGACGTTCGTGGTGACACAGTCCTCGTTGTCGATGTACTTCCACGGGTTGCCCTTGACCGCTTCGTAGGCCAGGTGCTCAGCGGGGTTGTTCGGTCCGTTGAGCACACCACCTGAGAGCAGGCTGGCCGTGGTCTCGTCGTCGTAGTAGAGGTCGATCTGGTAGTCCACCCCGCACGTGACGAGCTGTCCGTCCAGTGCGTTGAGGTCACCTTCTGCCACGTCGATCCACGTCTTGATCAGCTGACCGGGCCAGATCGGATCAGTGACGTCGCCGGGCAGCTGCCAGGCGGCGAGGATGTATGGGGTCGTGTCCGCCTCTTCGACGGGGCTGGGCACCGACTGGACAGCGAGGCTCTCGGCCGGACGCTGGTCCTCGACAGGTGCTTCAGGTGTGGCCTCGGGGACAACGTCCTCGACGACCTCAGTGGGGATGGTCGGATCCTCGAGAGGAACCTCATCACCCCACGCGGCAGGGGCAAGTGCGAGCGCCCCCACGACGGCCAGGGCTGCGGCAGCCCCGACGATGGTCTTCAACTTCATGGTGTATCTCCTTAGATGGTTGGATGGTGCGGGGTTGGTGGTGCGGAAAGGTTCAGTATGCCTGACCAAGGGGGTCACGCACAAGCACCCGTGTCATCACTTCACAGTCGGTCAGGTACTGGATGGGGTTGGGCCGATGGGGTTCTGGTGCCTTGAGCATGACCAGCTCGGCCACACCTGAGTTAGAGATGAGCTTGGCGCAGTCGGCGCACGGCGCGTGGGTGGTGTACATGACGGCACCTTCAACGTCGCTGCGACTGGCATACAGCAGGGCGTTAGCCTCGGCATGGATGCTGGGGCAGGTGAACCCGTAGCCCAGGGCCAGGTCGGGGGTCTCAGCGGCTCTCAGGCACCAGCTAACGCACCCCAGGTCGGTGTCGGCCGGGTGCCCACGGGCAGGCCCGTTGTAGCCGGTGGAGACGACCCTGTTGTCCCTGACGATGACGGCACCCACTTGGGCACGATCACAGCTGGACCGTCGGGACACGGCCAGAGCTACCTCTGCCCAGACCGTGTCCCAGCTGGAGCGCGTCACCGCTTGCCTGCCTGGTCCCAGCCCCGAGCGAAGTCCACCCACATCTGATTCCAGGCGTCGCTGAACTCGCGTAGGGCAGCACCCAGGACTTCCATCTGGGGAAGGGTTCGCTGAGCGACTAGCTCCTCGGGGGACTTACCCAGGAGCCGAGCCTCAGCCTTGAGAAACAGGGCGTCCCTGGTGAGAGCCTGGCGACGCAGAGATGCCTGGAACTCCCTGGCCACGTCCATCACTGCCACCTGTCAGCGACACCCGACTCGAGCAGCTGCGCCAGCTTGGGCCGGAAGTAGCTTGGCCCCTTCTTGACACGGCCCTCGAAGATGCCGTCAGGGTCGTCGGGACCGGCGATGATGACCTTGCCATCAGCCCCCAGCTTGGACATGTTGCTGGAGTGAACCTCGTCGAAGAGTGGGGCAGCGTTGATGCCCATCTCCACGCACAGGCCGAACACCACGTAGAGCAGGTCGATGGCTGCGTCTGCCGACTCCACCAGGTCACCCGCTTGCAAGGCCGGGATGAGCTCATCCTGGAATTCCTCACGGATCAGCTCGATGCGCACGGCCACCCGGTCGGCGGGCAGGGGCTGCGCGAAGGCAAGGATCGGCTGGTCCATGGCGTGGTGGAACTCCTCCACCTGGGCCTGCATGCGGTTCATCTCGTAGACCGGGCCGGTGCGCCGGATGACGGGTGGTTCTCCCGTGTGGAACACCTGCTCCGTCAGGTCGTCTCGCTCGCTCATTGCTTGCTCCTTGCTGCGCGGATGGCGCGTCGTTCTTTCTCGAACAGATCGGTCAGATTGTCGACCTCATCCCAGCTGACCAGCTGGGGGTCGTTGGCGTCCTCAACGCTGAAGGGGTTCAGCACCACCTGGACGGCCTCAGCGAAGCCCTGGGCCTCCGCCTGGAGTGTGGCCTTCTCGGTGCCCTTGGCCTCGTCTGCCAGCACGACCAGCTCGTCGTACGAGTTGACCAGCTTGCGGGTTATCTGAGCACCCACGGTGTCGCCAGCCTTGAGCACTGAGTTGAAGCGCACCCGCTTGTCGGGGATGTGCTGGAAGGCGCTGGTAGTGAGGTAGCGGGCTATCTCCTCGCTCGTCTCGTGGCCAGCGTCCAGGGCTGCTTCGATGGCGTCGGCGATGATGTCAATGGTGGTGACCTTGCCCACCCGCATCTTCTCCCTGTCGTCGATGACGGCGAACAGGATGCCCTGCCCGCTGAACGCCTTCGGCTCGTCGTGGCACTCGCAGTCGCAGCGTTGCCCGTTGCACTGAGCGTGCGACCCGGGACTCTCGAACTGACAGTGCCCAGACTTGGTCATGGGCTTGCCCATCTGGTCCTCCTTCTGCTTCTGGATGATGAGCCCCTCGTCACGGTAACGGAGGAGTTCGGCAGCTGCCTCCTTGCGGACAGCCGGTGGGTACAGCTTACCTGATCGGGCAAGCAGTAGTCCCACCTTGAACAGGTGGTCCTGATGCCTAGAGCCGCTGGTGTTCGTCATGACGCAGGAACTCCAGCAGCGCCTGATCACCCTCGACTGGGTCACCCTCCCCCAGGGTCCAGTCGCTAACCGGGCTGCTGAAGGCGACAAGGCGCTGGCTGAAGGTGCCGTCTCGGGGGTCGTTACGAACCTCCACCAGAGACAGTGACCGGAACAAGGCGTAGTCACGCTCCTCGTTGAGGCCGTTGAAGAAGTCGGCGAAGTAGTAGTACATCGGGTTGACCTGGGCCAGCTTGCCCGTCTCGTACAGCTCATCGTCGATGAAGCCAACCAGGTCGGGTGCATGCAGCTTGACGACCAGGTGGGTGTCGGGCATGGCGAACACCACGCGCACCTTGTCGTCGTTCCAGTCATGGTCCGGCATGCTCAGCCGGTAGACCATGTGCCCGAACCAGATGATGCGGTCGTAGGTCACCACCAGGTCAGGCTCGGGATTGATGCGTTGCTGCTGTACCAGGTGGTCGTACTTGCTGACCTCATGGATGGTGGTGCCGTCGGACGACAGCTGCGTGGCGCTGGTGGACTTGCCCGTCTTGTCCGGGCCTTCGAACGCGATGAACATCTAGCTCTCCTTGATGAGTGTTGCCAGTGGGATCTCCACGGGCTTGGTCTCGGTGGTCTTGTACCACCTGCTCCAGTTGACCCCGATGCGCATGACGCCTCCCAGCCTGTTCCGCATGGACACGCGGAGGACTGGGTGGATGTCGGGGTAGTGGTACTCGGTGTGATCCAGGTGCGGCCTGCCGACTGCGTCCTGTGGATCCAGTGGAATGGTCGTGACGATCGCGCTGTTCTGATCGTAGGCCACACCGGGCAGGGTGAAGACCTCCTGATCCTGAGTGAGGGCATCCAGGAACATGGCCAGGTCCTCGCCGTGGTACTGGAAGGGCTTGGGCATCTCTCGCATGTCGAAGCGGTCCACGTTGAAGAACATCACGCAGGCCGGGAAGCTGCCTTTGTTGAGTGTGGCCCCGACGTCTGGGTCCACGTCCCCGCTGAAGAGAGCGTTCCGGGCTGCGCCGTAGCTGGCAGCTGGCCGCTCTGCGAAGACGCCGTCTGCCAAGTAGCAGGCGACGGCCAGGCTGCGCACCAGCAGCATCGGCTCAGGGATGCCTGAGACCCGTGCACTGTAGCGCCTGGTGTGGGTGGTGCCAGCTGGCCGCTCCAGCAGGCTGACATGACCAATGTCGTCGTCCAGAACGGTGATGTGTTCGTAGCCCTGCTGCTCTGCATGCACCAGGCACCGCATGCGCGCCGGACCGATGCCAGGTTTCGCCTCCGATACGACGGTGGCCCAGGGGTAGGCCCGCTCGTAGTCGTAGGTCTCGGACGGTCTGACGACGATGTGCACCCGCTTCTTGACGCCGTCGGGCGCACCCTTCAGCATCTCCAGTAAGGGTGCCGTGCCTGCCCGCGAGTAGCTAGGCACGTAGATCGGATACAGCCAGCTGACCTTGGACCGACGCAGCAGCCGGATGTGTTCGTTGCTCATGTGGACTCCTTCTTGGGTGGGTGCTGGCAGGGAGGCTCAGTTCACCTGCCAGCGCCCGGTCTATGGTCGGTGGAAGAAGCCCCAGCCCCATCGGGCACCAGCGCGAAAGGCCTCCAGCTGCTTCTTATCCTCCGGCATGATACCGTGATCGTACATGGACTGAGCGACCACGGTGGCCTCAGCCATGTAGTCGTCCTGGGCTGCGGTCGGGTTGGGCAGGTTGTCAGGGTAGGGCGTGGTCCGCTGCTGGGGGAACCACTTGCGGATTCCCCCGACTGCCCCGATGACGACGGCGCTGACGATGACGATGGCGATCAGCACCACCAGCACCAGGACGAACCAGCCTAGGACGGTGAGGATGTTCTGCCAGGGGTTCATCGCTTCCTCCCCAGGTTGAGCGCTGCTACAGCGCCCTCGGCAGTCCTGGCCCCACCGTGGCGCACAACCACCCCGTTGTGAAGCTCCAGGGATCGCCAGGGCAGCTCGTTGACCGGCTCGTACCAGAGCTTCACGCGCCTGTTCATGCTGCGTCTCCTGTCGGACGCACAGGGATGCCGAAGACCCGACGCTGCTTGCCCTTGTCGATGGCGTGAGCCTCGTCAGCCAGCATCGGGAAGTGACGCGGGTAGACATGCAGGTTGGCCACCTGGAAGGTGATGGTCCCACGGGTCAGCTCCGGGTACACCGTCTCCAGGTAGCCCAAGGTGTACTCCATCAGGTTGTCCCACATGGAGTAGTCGGCACGGTAGCCGAACACGGCATCCATGCTCCGCATCTGCGCGATGATGTGCAGGCGGTCCTCGTGATCGATCATGAAGTTGAGGGCGTTGGTGCAGATGAAGTCGTTCCGGCCGTTGTACTTGGCCAGCTCATGCACCTGCCGATCGCTGATGATGGCGACCGAGTGGCGCGTGCCCTTGCCTTCCGAGAAGAAGGCGTTGGCAGCTGCCTCAAAGATGCCAGCTTGGGCAGGCTCGTAGAGACCGGTCTGGCCGAACAGGATGTGCCCGTAGGCGCTGTTCACCCGACCGTCGTACCCAGCGCACGCCTGGAAGAGGGCAGGCACCGGGGCTTCCATGGTCTCCAGCAGGTCGCTCCCGGAGCGGAACCACTCCAGCTCACGGCGCACCCAGTCGGGGTTCACGTCCCCGATCATGGAGTCCTGGTCGGCTACCCAGTCAACTGAGTAGAGCACCTTGTTCCCGGTGCGGGGATCGACGGGGGCTGCGGCCAGAGCCAGCACCACGTCGTCAATCGTGTTCGTGTGAAGCATGAGTCCTCCTTGGGGACGATGGGGCTAGTGGGCACCAGCCTTGCCATCTTAGCGCACAGCTGGCCCCGATACAACGGGAAAGCCACACCTGACAGTGTTCATTCAGGTGTGGCTTTCGGTGGTGCTACTCCTCTCCCTCCTCGTAGACTTCGTGCCCGGTCTTGTCCTCGTGGGTCACGGCCTGCTTGTTGCTGTTGGTGGCGAAGGGGCACTCGCTGCACTCGAACCAGGTGTCCATCATTCCGCCGCCGTTTCCAGGTAGCCGCGCAGGTTGTCCAGGTCGATGTCATCCAGAAGGCTGACGGCCTCCTCGAGCTGGCTGAGGGACTCCTCCGCCTGCTGGCCACGCTCCGAGCCGTAGCGAAGACCCTCAGGCATGACCTCCAGGTACTCCGACTCCTCGTCGCGCACCTGCTCTACTGCGTCCTTGATTTCGGTGAGCAAGTCCTGAAGGCCGTCCAGCTTGCTGACGATCTCTTGGATCTCCTTGCGTCGATTGTTGTTCATTTCTGAGCCTCCTTGATGGTGGTTGGTTAGCGACGGGGGGTGGAGTGCAGCTGGTCGCGGATCTGACCGCGCTTCTGGTAGAGCGCCTCGAGCTGAAGGCTCAGTGCGTTGATCTCTTCCTCGACTGCGGTGAACTGAGCGTTGAGCTCGGAGCGGGTGGGGCTGGTGGTGTTCGTCATGAGATGAGTCTAGCAGAAGTTGGAAGGTTCCGCAACTACTTGTTCAGGCTTTTCTTGGCCTGAGCCAGGGCGTCGCCACTGACTGGGGTGTAGTTGCCCCCAGCTGCCTGCCAGATGAGCTTCCAGAGAGGCCACTCAAGCCGGATGGCGGTGAAGGCTGATGCCCGCACCGCCGTCCAGTTGATGTTCACGCTCCGACTGCCTTGGTGTTGCCGACGGACTTTTCGCCGGTGTTAGCCTGCTGGCCTGCCCGGTAGCCGTGGCTCGCAGCTGCGTCAGCTCCAGTGGCGCTGCGCGAGCGGCTCTTGCGGAGATCCTTCTGGTCGTAGTACGCGTCGACCTGGTCCTTCCGGTTGACCAGCACCAGGGCCGTGCCCGTGCTGACCTCCTCGACGACCTGGCGACGGCTCTCGGTGATCCGCTTGCCAGCACCAGAGCCGAAGCCGTGCACGAAGCTGCGGCGGGCCTTCTCCTGCTCGTAGCTGCTCTGCCAGCTGTACTCAGCCTTGTTGAGCTTCCACCACTCGCGGACCGCGACAGCGGCCTGAAGCTGGAGGGACTCGATCAGGATCTTGGCCTGGGCCACATCAGACTCGAAGCCGATGATCCAGATGGAGAACACCTTGCCAGTGCCTCCGGTGTACTGCATGGCCCGCAGGTTGCCCAGGCCGACAGCGACGCGGAAGGCCAGGTTGACCAGCTCGCCACGGTAGGCTCCGGTGAAGTCGAAGCGCTGCTCGATGATCTTCTCGCTGGCCTCTCCCTTCTTGGCGCGACGGGCGTCGATGACCGACTGGTCGATCATGTACTTGACCATCAGCTTCTCCGCTGCTGCGGTGAGGGCTTCGGCCTCTTCGGGCGTGGTGCTCTCGGCCTTCGCCAGCATCTGGGCGATGAGGTCGATCTTCTTCTCTGACATGGTGGACTCCTTGTTTGGGTTGATGGTTACTTGGTGGTGTAGCCGAGGGTCAGGGCGCACGACTGGCAGAACCAGCCGAAGGTCTTCCAGCGCTTGGGCTGGCCCGCGACGGGGTACTGAACGCGAACAGCGGCCTCGTGGAAGAAGCTGCCACAGTTCTGGCAATTGGCCACGGTCGGGAAGTTGGACTTCGTTACGAGGGGGCTTTCGGTGTTCGTCATGAGATGAGTCTACATGACAATTGGAAGTTCCGCAAGCCCTACATCAAACTAACTTGGCTGAGTGCCCCTGGCGCGTACCGGACACGGATGGTCAGGCCGTGGTACTTGCAGTCACCAGCTCCAGGCATGCCCTGCACCACCTTGGCGAACCGACCGCACTTGGCACAGTGGATGTTGTGCTTGTGCGACGCACGCTGCTCCACATGCAGCTGGAGCGCAGCCTCAGCCTTCTCCTCCAGGATCTGCTCCCAGCTGGGGGGCCACTCAATCGGCGGACCTGGGTGGTCGTGCTTGTAGACGCCCAGACCCAGCACGGCAGACACGATGACAGCTGCACCAGCACCGGCCATGAGTAGCACCGCACCGATGTCCATCAGCCCCTCCGGATGAACTGACCGGGAATCACGGTCAGGAAGCTGCCGTGGCGCTCGTACGGCCTGCCCGTGCCCTTGTCTCCGCGCTCCACCATCCGGGCGTACTTGCTGAACTCACAGAACACGTTCTGCACGTCCATCCAGCTGGCCGGTCGCCCGTTGCTGTAGGGCAGGGTGGGCAGCAGGTCAACCGGGAACGACTTGATGACGTCCTCGGCCTTCCGGTCGCTGATGAAGCTGACGCCCTTGCGACTGCCTGGGCCAGCCAGGATGAAGTCGTTCTCCTGATCGTACTCCCCGACGGTGTAGCCCAGATCGGTGGCTATCTGCATGGCCAAAAAGGGTCCCAGACCAGGGGTTTTCTGTAGCCGACCTACCCGTGCGCCCAGGGCGCTGAGTGTGGCTACGTCCTCGAGGTCACGTCTTGCAGCTGGAAACATCTCCCTCATCTTGTCTACGGTGCCCCGGCTGTCGCCAGGCTTGATCAGGATGATGTAGGCACCGCTCAGGAAGGCACCGGGCCGCGCTGCCACCACGGGTGCTACGACACGGTCGTACCACTTGGGGTCGAAGATGTCTTGAGCATCCGGGACCCAGCTGTTCCGCTGAATGATGGCCTGCATGGTGTCTGGCCGGTTGACCTGACGGTAGAAGTAACTGATGGCCAGCCGGTCTATCGGGTCGTCGTACACGTTCATCAGGCTGAGCAGGTACTGGCTGCCCCTGTCCAGCACCCGGAACACATTGGTGAACTTGCGGGTGCTCAGGATGGGCGACTTGACAGGCTTGCCCTCCCACAGCCGGTGTCGCGCCTTGGCGAACTTGACAACCGTGTCCAGGTTCATGTGATGTCCGCCGTGAAGTACAGGCCGGTCAGGTGCTCCAGCTGGGCGTAGGGGTACATCTTGCGAAGCTCCTCGTAGGTCATGACACGTGGCTCGGGGTTCCGTAGCACCTTAGTCAGGCGTGCCTCCACCGCGATGTCTTCGAACCGTCTGTCGGCTGCGCGTTGCGCCTCCGCTACAACGTCCCTCTTCTGGGCCTTGAACAGCTCCTCGTCTACGAGGACGACTGCGTATGCGAGGCTCACTTGCGTACCTTCTTCCGGGGCTTGGGTTCGGGTGCAGCTGGTGTCAAGCTGGGGACGGCCTGGGCCACACGAGAGAGAAGGGGCTGGGCCTCTTCAAGCTCACCCTCTTCAAGGGCTTCCTGGGCTGCCACCAGGTCCTCCCAGCAGTCCATCCCGTTGGCGTAGTTGACAGCTGTCCCGACGTTGTCCTTGAACGGCTCCATCCGCTTGAGTGACAGCTGCTCGCTCTCAGCCAGGTGCTTCACTGCGTCGCGGAGGATCATGAGCACCTTGTTCGGGACGGTCCGCTGGGTGGAGTACGCGCCACACAGATCGGCCAGTACCTGCACGACGACTCGCTTGTCCTTGTTCATCGGACACCTACCCGTCCGTCGCCCAGCACGTCCAGCTGGATGGGCAGACCCAGCAGCGTGGAGCCAGCCACCAGGGTCTTGAGCGGATCCACCCCGTTCTCCTTGCACAAGGCGTCGAAGGTGGTTCGGTTCAGGAAGAACATGGATGGTCTCTCTCCGGTGTAGTGGGTGATCTCAGAGTAGTACAGGTCCCACGACTGGAGGGCTGCGTCGATCACGGGGTGGTATCTCGTCACGGGCACGTTCATGACACGGCCTGCTTGAACGCCTCGCGGATCGTGGCCTCGATCTCCTGCTGTGAGTAGTACAGACGATAGGGGCCAGCCGACTCGCGGACGATGTAGCGGTCAGCCAGCAGCTTGATGACTCGGTCTGCCTGCTGCTGCGCCTGCCAGGTCGCACCCTCCATGAAGGCACGGTTGCCCAGCTCGTCGTATCCGTACGGGTCGGACTGAGCTTCGCCCGTGTCACCGTGCGGATCGTCAACAGGGTGGTTCGGTGGGTACAGCTCGTCCGCTGCCTGTTGCGCGCTTGGGCCTGCTGGCACGACGCGGTTCTGAGCCTGCACCAGCCGACGGATAGCGAAGGCCAGGGTGGGCCAGCGCTGCTGGAGTCGACTGATCTCCTCGAAGTGACGTCGGGGCACTGGGCCTGCGTCGGTCCAGGCGTCGATCACAGCTTGCACTTCCGGTGGTTGGGTCATGGTCCTGCCTCCTTGGGGCGTAGGTGTGGCCCAGCTTGGCACAGACCAAGCCTAAGAGCAACGTGGACCCCAGGGAGGTCGGTTTGTTACCTAATTACTTTAGGCTTCGAACCCCTGACTCCTGCGAGTGCCGGAGGCACGTAGCAGGGGAAGGGGCTTGATAAGAGACCGTCGGTACGCCTGCTCTGGCACCAGCTGCTCCAGTGCTGCATCCTCGCTCACGCCTCCGGCGCGCTCGGACGCAACAACGCAGTCCGGCTCGCAGTCTGGGTAGCACACGACGATCCGGGTGACTGTGCTTGCGCTGGGGGCGTGTGTGGCGTATCGTGGGTGGTGTGCTGGCCTGGGGCATCCTAGCCAACCTCCCGAAGGTTGAAGTTCAGCTCCGTCACTGACGGTCACGCCAGGCCAGCACACCTTCCATCTACCTAAGGAGTCCACCCTCATGGCCGAAGACGACATCGTTGAGCCGACGCCCCAGCCGAATCCGGTTGACATGCAGCCCAAGCCTGCTGTCAGCCATCTCGCCAGGCTGATTCCCTGATGGCCCACCAGAAGTCCGCAGCTGGCAAGCGTCACGTTCACGTGATGGTCGCTAGCCACGATGGGGAGGGCATCCTCAAGTGTGCCAGCTGCCTGTTCCGGTGTGCCAACGATCCCAAGGTGCTCAAGACCGTCAAGGAGCGCGAGTCGCTGCACCTGGTCGTTACTCATCACTCCCCTGAAGATCTGAAGGCGGTGTACCGTGGCTGACGTCCGAGCCTGTACTCAGGAGCTGATGCATCCTCCTCATGAGTGGTCATCCATCTCGGGGTATCATCACTGCCCTGGCCTGCCGTCTGACTACAGCCCGGCTCAGCGAACGATGCGCACCGACATGGAGCAGCTGGAGGACCGACTGATGAAGCAGGATCCAGGCCTACACCGTCGTCTGGAAGATTCTGTCCAGCTGAACATCGCTGTAGATGAGGTGCTGGGTGAAGAGCGTGATGGCAGTGAGCTGAGCGCCTATGGTGCCTTCCAGCGTGAGGTGCCTGGCATGGCTCTGACCATCATCTCAGCTCATCCCAGCCTTGTCATGGGACTGGCTGACTGGCGCGTGGTGCAGACCATGATCGAGGAAGGCATCGTCCTGGGGTACGACCAGCGCGGCTAAGAGGCGCGTAGCGGTCCTGCTTGCTGGCTGGCCGCTGGGTGAGGTATGCTTCGCCCATGCCCTCCCAGCCGAGCCGTAGCTCCTCTCGACAGGCCGTAGCGCCTGGCCGTGGGCTGCTGTGCGCCGCGACGACCAGCGGGGGGCAGCCCTGTCGCCGACAGGTGGTTCCCGGCCTGACCGTGTGCAAGTCACACGGAGGAGGGACAGCTGCCAGTGTTCGAGCGGGCAAGCGGCAGGTGGTCAGCCAGCAGGCCGCGAAGCTATGGGGCATCAGCTCGGACGCTGGCAGCATCTCCGTCGAGGATGAGCTGCACAAGCTGGCCCGCAACAAGATCACCGACATTCTGGCTCTCCGCATTGAGCTGTCGCGTGAAGGTAGCAGGCACATCGGTCTCCTGACCAACTCCAAGGAGGTCACCGAGGCTGAGGTCGCTGATGACGTGTTCAACACCGTCAAGACCAAGCGCCTGTCGGGTACGTCGCCCTGGGTGCAGGAGCTGCACCGTGCCGAGACTGAGCTGGTGCAGATCCTCCGGCTGCTTCAGGATGTCACTGGTGGGACCGAAGAGGTTGACACCAGGCGCATCAGGATGCAGACTGCTCGTGAAGCAGCACGCCTGATTCGGGCGTTCCCTGGTCTCAGCGTTGACGAGGTTGCTGCGGAGGTTGCCAAGCGTGCCTCATAACACGACAGCTGCACTAGAGGCAGACCTGGAGCCGTTCGACGCCGACGACTGCACCTACGAGCAGGTCAGCGAGGACTTCGCCCTGTTCTGCAAGGCGTCAGGCATTCGCACCAGCGCTCTGACTGAGGTCCTGACTGAGAGCATGGATGAGGAGGCTTTGAACACGTCTCTCGGCTGTGTGGCCTACTCCACGCCACCTCAGGAAGGGAAGACTACCTGGATCGTCCACTACCTCGCTTGGCAGCTAATTCGGAACCCGTGGCTCAAGATCGTCTACGCAACGTACAGCCAAGCCCGTGCGAACGCCGTGTCTCGACAGATCCGCGCACTGGTGCAGCACTGGACTCCATTGAGGTCCGGCTCAGCAACGGTTGAGCGCTGGGAGACCCGCGAAGGTGGAGGCTTGCTTGCAGCTGGCCGGGGCAGCGCGATGACCGGATTCCGCTCAGACCTCACCGTCATTGACGACCCTATCAAGGACATGCAGGAAGCCCAGTCTGAGCTCATCCGCGAGACGACCGTTGAGTGGTTCAGCTCCGTCGTCCTGACCCGCATGGCCTCCCTGTCCCAGATCATCGTGATCGCGACACGCTGGCACAAGGACGATCTAATCTCGCATGTACAGAAGGCACTCCAAGCCGAGTACATCAACATACCTGCTCAGGCCACACACGATGATGACATCTTGGGCCGCGCAGTCGGGGGCTGGCTGCCCTCAGTGCAGAACCGGAGCGTGAAGTCCTGGGAGCTGATCAAGTCAGCTGTCGGAACCTACGTCTGGCAGGCACTCTATCAGGGTGACCCTCAAGTCACTGGGGGCAGCTACCTGAATGTGGACAAGATTGACGTCATCCCGTGGGAGAGCGTCGTCTACCAGGATGAGCGCACCGGCTGCATGCAGACCCTGGACAGGGCACTTATCATCCAGAGCTGGGACCTCACCTTCGGGCAGATCCAGAGTGGCACGGGCAGGAAGAAGAGTAGCGGCGACTTCGTGGCCGGACACGTGTACGCCCTCATCGGCTTCAAGTGGGTGCTGGTGGACCGGGTCCATGAGCGCTACACCTTCACCGAGTCGGTCAGTGCCATCCTCCGCATGAGCGCCCGGTGGCCCCAGACCAGTCGCATCTACGTGGAGAAGAAGGCCAACGGCGCTGCCATGCTCAACACGCTGCGCAAGCGGGCAGCCCTCATCAAGCCGGTGGAGCCTCAGGGCAGCAAGGAGGTCCGCGCCTTGGCAGCCCAGCCCACCGTGGACGAGGGCAACGTGGCCGTCATTGACACCGTGTTCAGCGAGGGCATGTTCCAGGAGTTCCGTGACTTCCCGTTTGGGGCGCACGATGACGACGTGGACGCATTCACCCAGGCCATCAACCAGGGCAAGCGCGACTACTTCAAGATGGGGAGCTAGACATGGCAGGACCTTTCGTGCTGTACGACGCAGCAGGTAACGAGATGATGGGCGACACCGTCCTCACTCAGGACATGAAGAACGAGTGCGACGATATCGGTGAGGTCATCAAGGACCTGGGCACCGGGCTTGTCGTCTACCCTGAAGGAGCAGGATCATGACGCAGCTGGAGACCATCGAGACGTATCTGCTAAGTCGGGAGAGCCCTACCTTCAGCAGCTACTACAACGGGAAGATGAGCTACGCCCTGCACGGCAAGGCGTGGGAGAAGTACGTGGCTGACGCCTTCCCGCAGCTGAAGGACATGCAGACCAGCGAGAACGTGTTCAAGGCGGTCATCGACTTGTACGCCGAGAACCTCGTGCCCCTGCCCGATGAGCTGAGGGGCTTCAGCAACGTGCTGGTTCCCCTCCTGTCCCGTGGGGAGTGCCCAGTGGTGGTGGACTCCGCTGGTACTCCCCACTTCCCCGAGCACTACGAGATGATCAGTGACGGCAAGTACACCTGTGCAGCCATCTTCACCCGCAGCCTGGAGAAGATGAAGGACATGGTCACGTTCGCCTACAGCGACGGGAAGACTAGGGTGTTCAGCAAGGACGTCCCGAAGGACTTCGTGGCAGCTGGTCCCGAGGGCTACATCTTTGACGCGGAGGAGACGGGCAACACCCTCTTCCGCTTCGCCCTGGACGACAAGGGGTTCGGGGCTAGCATGGCTGCCTTGCAGGACCGGGTCAACCACTCCATCATCGACCAGACCGTGGTCGCGGAGATGTACGCCCGTCCGTTCTGGTATCTCCTGAACGTGGAGCTTCCGCCCAAGAACCCGTACCTGCCCGCAGCTGCACAGTCCGAGACCGAGGCCATGAAGGAGCATGAAGGTGACGGCGCATCCGGTCGCATCTTCACCACCAGCAGCGAAGGTCCGTTCGGCCAGCTGGACCCGCCGACCATCATGGACATGATCGCGTACCACGACAGCATCACCGACAAGGTGTCGCAGTCCAGCGGCATCCCCCAGTATTACTTCAAGCCGGGCACGGGCACTCCGCCGACTGGTGTGGCGCTGAAGGTGTTGAGCAAGCGGTTCAACAACAAGATCGCCCGCATGCGTGAGGACATCGAGCCTCAGCTGGAGGAGCTGGCCGTGCTGCTCAAGATCGAGAAGACGGGCACCGAGAAGGACGCAGCTGGTGCGGAGGAGAAGGTGTACGAGTTCTGGAACACCAGCGATGATCTCCTTCAGGAGTCGCTCGACGCGCACGGCATCGCGCTCAGCACGATGGGCTACCCGCTGCCCTACATCGCCGAGGTCGTGACGCCTGGG